TTTCTATAAGCTCGCTATCAAGATATGTATTGTTTACATACTGCGTTTCTTCGCTATTGAGCAAATCATATATTTTCTGCAACATTCTAATAACTCTTTCATAACAGACAGTTGTTTGCTGAGTTTCCGCTATCATACCTTTAAGTTTTGAAAGCGGAGAGATAACCTCAGGGTCACTTGAAGCGTTAGGGTTATCACCGACCATAGCTAAAGTCGGAGCAGTCGCCAAGCCACCTTTGGCGAGCTTAGGTATCTGAGGAACAGGGATTTCATTCAGCCAATCGAACGGCTTCCAACCCCAGAAATCCAATCCTTTTATGGTTCTTAAGGCAGTGTTTATGCCATTGAAAGGCTGAGCGACTACCCAGTTTAAACCGTCGATAATGCCGTTTACAACAAATTTAAATGCACTTAGAATACCGTCCTTAATACCGTCAAAGATTTTTCCGCCGATTGAAAATACATTCTTAATGCCTTCCCACGCTCCAGAAAATACATTTTTAAACCAGTCAGTAACATGGGAAAACGCTCCTTGAATACCTTTCCAAATGCCACCAAAGAAATCTGATACGCCATTCCAAGCATTTTTTACACCGTTCCAAGCATTAGTAAATGCGTCACTAAACCAAGTACCGACAGCGGAAAAAGCGCCGCATATACCGTTCCATACTCCGCCGAAAAATTCTCCCGTTGCGTTCCACGCTGTGCATACACCATTCCAAGCATTAGTAAATGCGTCACTAAACCAAGTGCCAACAGAGCTGAAAACATTACAAATACCGTCCCATATTCCTTGAAAGAACTCAACTACCGTATTCCAGACGGCACAAATACCGTCCCATGCACTTGTGAAAAAGCCCGATATTGCGTTCCATACTGTTTCAGCAACGCTGCATATGCCGTTCCAAACTGTTGTCCAACCGTCTCTGAACCATTCGCAGTTGTTCCATAACCAAGTTATAGCTGTCACGACCGCCGTTATAGCCGCAATTATCACACCGAATGGATTTGCATTAAGAACTAAATTCAATGCTTTCTGCACAGCGGTAAACGCTGTAACAACATTTTTAGCTATGTTAAGATTTTTGATGAATGAAACAATCTTTGATACTGCAAACGCTGTACCTATTGCTACACCTAAAGCTGTAATTACATCAACTGCATACTCATTTCCTGCTATCCAGTTCAAAGCGTCACCTATTGCTTTAAGTACAGTTACAATAACTCCACCTGTCCATTTTGCTATAGGTTTCAAGAAGTTCTCAAATAACCAATCAAATGTCGGTTTAACTTTTTCTATAACCCCATTAAGAATAGATATAGCATTTGCAAGAATACTCAGAAATATAGGTACAATCTCATTCATTACCCAAGCTCCAAGCGGAGTAAGAACATTTTCCCAAAACCACAGCAAACCCTCACCGACATTCTCAGCAAATGGTTCTAACGCCTTCCATAATTCATCGAGAGCGGAATTGATTTTACCCCAATCAATATTAGACATCATCAATGTGATTGCATCTATAAACCGAGGTAAACCCTCACCGAGTACCCACTTACCAATAGGTTTTAAGAAATCATTATAGAAATCTTTTAACCCCTCCCAAGCGAACTTTCCAAGTTTGTCAAACTGTTCCTTTAATCTGCCAAGTGATTTTTTTACAGGCTCTATTGCTCTATTGATTTTCTCAAAAACTTTTTTAACCGTATCACCGAATTTATTGTAAGCGCTTTCATCAGATTTCAGACCTGAAGCTGATGAAGCAATAGGTGTCACCGTGTTATTTGTGGTATTAGAAGTCACATTATCATCAGACTTACTTGTATCCGCACTCAAAATATTCAGCTGGTCAAAGCCTGCAACTGCTTTTTTGAGTTTTTCTGCCGCTTTTGTGCTTTTATTCAGATTGTCAGTAGATTCAGCAGCACTACTCGACAATGCTCCAGTAGAATTTGCCGCACTTGATACAGAAGCTGTTACAGCATTATTGCCACCCCAGCCAAACATTTCACTAAGAGCATTAGAAGCCATTTTTGCATATTCTGTAAGCGTTTGAATTGCTGATGTGAGATTTTGCACAATAGCTGTTGCCGCTTGTAATATAGGCTGTCCTATAACAGCAAGCAATTGATTCCAAGCCTCTTTTAAGTTACCTGTTACATTCTCCCAGCCGTCCGCTTCTCGTGCCGCCTGCCCCATAGCACCTGAAAGCTGGTTAGCGTCTTTGACCATTTGCAAAAGTGTAAGCTGTTTCTGCGATTCTGATAAATCCTGAAATGATTTACCATACAGCTTATTTGCGGCAGTATTTCGAGTTGTTTCTGTACAGGACAAACCGAGAGCTGCGTCGTTTTCATAGTTGCCTTTGAGGAATGATTTCAGGCTTTCTGCGGTATCTTCAAGTGAACGGTCATAATATGCCGCACTATCTGCTGTGACCTGCAAAGCCTCTTCCATCATCGAAAGAGCGTTTGCAGAATCCATTCCAGTAGTTTTTGCAAAAGCATAAATACTCGTTCCTACGCCTTGCAAGCGTGACTGAACTATACCGCTTGAATCTGCAACTCTTTTCATAGCCGCTTCGGCGCTTCCTTGTAAATCTCCGAAAGTCTGTTCAAGCTGAGAGTTTGCGGCATTAACACTTGCCGCTGATTCAACGCAATCTTTACCGAACTTTATTACTGCCGCCGCACTGAAAGCTGCCGCAGCTGCACCTGCTATCTTCTTAAAAGCTCCACTAAAAGAGCTTTTCATAGATTTAGCCGCATTATCAGCAGTCTTGTTTAAATTTTTTAATGACTTTCTGAATTTACCTGAATCAAGATTCAGTTCAAGAGCTATCTGACCTACTATATCACTCAATATAATTCCTCCTTTCGCCTAAAAATTCGCATAATAAAAGCGTACACCATTTCTGATGTACGCTTAGATATTAAGCAGTGATTATAAAGCAATAATAATCATTAAAATAAAAACAACTATTAAACTTATTAAGACAGTAGCGATTATATTATCTCGTCTTTTCTTCTTTTTGACTATTTCAGAACGAAGTCTACCACATTTTGGACAAACTTTCATATCAAATGTAAGCATTTGCTTGCATTTACATTTGATTGGTTTTAAATTTTTTTCTTCTTTATATAATTCGTAAATTATAGAATTATAATTTAAATCTATATTGCGGATTTTCTCCTTTCTTATTTTTTCGTTTGAAATACGTTTTGCGGACTCTATTTCTTTTTGCATATTTGCTTTTGTACCTTTAATAAGCATTTGCAAAATTTGTTCGTGTTCGGTTAACGAAAAATTATATAAATTCTTAAGCCATTCTTTATTAAAATCTAATTTTCCAGTGAGATACGAAGAAATACTCAAAAGTAATAAATTATTTTCAGATGCTTCAATATTGCATATCTTTTCATAATATTTGTGAACTGTTTCATAATCATTATTATTGATAGCATTATTGATAATATTATTATAAGATATAATCTTATCTGAATTATCAATTCGTCTTTGTGTTATAAAATCTTTAATCAATATAGGAGTACCACAATACTGACAAAAGATTTTCATGTTTGTTGAATCACATTCTAAACTTGCACCGCATTGAGGACAAGTTAAAGCAATTAAATCTTTTGGCATAGTCTACACATCCTTCGCAATTAACAAATTTTGATTTTAATTTTGCTGATTTCCTGTATAACGACTTACTACATCTATAAGTTTATCTCTATATAAATACAAATCGTTTGAAGATTGAATATAAATCTTTTCATATTTTTTATCTTCCATAGGAATGAATAATTGCTTATTTTTCTTATCAAGATTTACTCTACATATTGTTTTTTTGATATTTCCTTTATACAAAATGCCAAAATAACTTTCAGTATCCTTATATGTAACATCCTCAACGGGTAGTATTCCTGCAAGTATACCTCTAATTATATAGAAAGCTTCAATTTCATCCTCTGTTGTAACAATTTTTGAGGCAGGCTCATCAACAATTTCTTCAATCTGTGGTTCAACGTTTACTTTTTCTGCATTTGGCTCGCTTGTCAATGCTGCTGAGATTTTATCATTTACCATCTCATTCACAAACGATGAAAATGCTCTTTTTATAACTGGCGTAAACTTTTCTATTACTTTTTGATTTTTTTGACCATCATAAATCTTATTAAGCATAAATTTAACAAATGTTTCAGATGGATTTTCATATTCAGAAGCAAGAACATTTTTAATTAGAGAACTGAACTTTAGTTCTTCCGCAGTGCTAAAAATTTTATCGCAATCAAAACTATCTTTACAGAACTTTTTCAACTGATTTATATAAGTTTCTTTAATATTACGCATATCAATTTCTAAAAATGGTGTTAAATCCATTTTATTAGCTTCTTCTAAATCGGTATAAAATTTATAAACAATCCCGTTTGTTAGAATACCAAATTTAGCTGTAGTTGTACTAAAATATCTAAACAGCTGTGATGAATGTTTATCAAGTGGTTCAGTGCAACTTTTACATTCGATAAGAATCGTTGGATTTCCACCTTGAAGTATTGCATAGTCTACTTTTTCGCCTTTTTTTATTCCCACATCAGCAGTATATTCAGGACAAAATTCAAGTGGATTAAATACATCGTAACCTAAGATTTGAAATAAAGGTACTATTAAAGACATTTTTGTAGATTCTTCCGTTAACGCAGTATCTTTAATCTTAACAACCCTTTCTGAAAACTGTTTGATTTTATCATTAAACTCCATTTCACACAACCTCCTGAGAATTTTGTAATTATTTGTCAAAATATTATCATAAATCACAAATTTTTTCAAGAGTTTTGTCAAATATTTTATTTAGCCGCTGATATAAACATCTGTTTAAATTGCTCAAGAGCCATAGCTGAATCCTGTTGAGTAACTTGCTTAGCTCTGCGGTTTCGCCAATCTGAACGGATTTTCTTTTGATGTGCGGTGAAGTACTTTAGCCTTTCTGGGTCGTTTTCTGCTCGTATCTGCACAATTCTGCCAAGTGGTGAATCAGCACTCAAGCCACGCAGAAGCGAGCAAAATTCGTCCCATTTCATATGTTTGAAGTCCTCTGAATATATCCTGACCCCATACTCCGACAAAAATGAGGAAACTATTAAATCAAAGTCCTCTATTATGTCGTAGCAAGGGTCGCTGTTTCCCCCGGCTCTTCACCGCCTGCGACAAGCTCAACCGCTGATTGTACAAGAGTTGTGAAGTCCTCAAAATTAAGCTTTAACTTCTTGAGCTTCTGCATTTCTGATTCATCAAAGAGAATATTGCACATATCGCTTATAGTTTCAGGTGTGACATTGCCGTTCAATTTTGGCAGGATTTCAAGAAGTGCTACTGCCTCATCATTCACTGTCAAAACTGTATCCTTAATTTTAATTTGTGGTTTCTGCTCAAAATTGAGCTTATCTGTAATATCAATAATCTTTGCCATAATTAAAACTTCCTTTCTTAGCCTGCTGGTGTTACTGTTGGCTTGCCTCTTGACATAAGGTCAAATTCGAGTGTGCCTACTGCTGTGCTATCGCCTGCTCCAAGAGCGGTAACATTGATAACGACATCAAGCTTAACAACTGTGCCGTCAGGGAAAGTCCATTTAAGCACAGCATTACAATCTGTACCATTAAGAAAAGCCTTGCCTGCAACAAAATCATTGCCTGTGTCGCCAATATTACGCTTGCCTGATACTGAAATTGTTATAGATTTAGCTGTTTTAAGTCTGTTTGTCCAACCTCCAGCTTCGTATGGTTTCCATTCTT